CGACCCCGCCGCCGACTGGGCTATCTCACGCCCACCGAGGCATTCGCTCGACTGCTCGCCGGCGAGCCCCATGTTGCTTCGACGCCTTGACATCGCCGTGGACTCAGCAAGCATCCCCATGGTGATGGTTCTACCCGTGCGGTAAGACGCCGTCGCGAACGAGCCATGACTGAGTCGCTCAACGTTCTCAGCACGAACACCAACGCCACCTATCCACCCGGTCAACTCGGAGAGGAGCCACCCCTCAGCATGACCGTCATGGTCATACTGCGCCGCGAAGCGACTCCCCTCCGGTGTTTCTAGGACCGCGGTAATCATGCGAACACCACCCTCCGGGCCTCGTGCATCATCGACTCAAACTCGCGCCGCATACGATGCTCAATCTCGCCATCCAAATCGATCTGCTGAGGCGAATAATGGAAATGCTGACCGCCCCCGCCATTGCTAGCAATAGCCGTCAGTGCCTCCGACTCACGCGGCGGCAGTATCTTCTCTGGACGCCGAGTCTTGTTCGCAATCACCGACAGACCAGGTGGAACTTCCCCGCCCTGGTCGTACAGCGTCGGCCGCACCAGGCCGCCTTCGGCGTAACCTCCGGGCCTGTCGTAGGCCTTTTCAAGGTTGCCGTAGCGGGCCATCGCGTACCTGATCGACGCGAGAATGTTCGACAGCGGATCCCAAATGTCCTTGTCGTATCCCGGCCGCGCATACGCCCTGAACGTCGGGTCTATGACCTGCATGAGGCCCTTCGACGGCACACCGTTACGGGCGTTGACGTCCCAGTTGTTGATCGCTCGGGGGTTGAAGCTGGATTCCTGGTTCATGCGCCGCATGAGAGACGCCAGGCGCTTCGGGCCGAGCTGGCCCTCCATCTGGAGCGCCTGCGTTGCTACCGGAGCCCACCGGGTATACCCGGCCGTGGCGTCCAGCTTGTCCGACGCCCAGTCACCCAACTCCGTGAGCTTCCGCGACGCCCAATCGACCGCGCCACCAATCAGCTTCTGCGGCACCTCGAACAGCATGTCGCCGAACGGCGTCGAACCGACTCCCTCGCGAACCTTGGACTTCAACGAGTCCCACAAGCCCTCAAACGGGTTCCACAGGCCACCACCATCATCATTCGCGCCAGTCCCTGCGACACCCGCGCCCTGCAGGTAGGGCGCGGGGTTCACGTAGGAGCCGTCGCGCGCGATGGAGAAATGAAGGTGCGGCCCCGTCGACCGGCCCGTGTTGCCGGGCCAACCGATGATCTGCCCCTTCGTCACCCGCTGCCCCAACTGCGCGCCGAAACGCGACAGGTGATGGTAGCCAGCGACGATGCCGGGCATGTTCGTCTGCATCGCGATCTTGTTGCCAGCCGGGCCGGTGGTGGTGCGAGACACAATCGTCCCATCCGACACGGCGAGCATCGGCGTCCCCACAGGCGTGGGGAAATCCATGCCGCCATGTAGTCGACCCCACCGCATCCCGAACCCAGAGTTCGAGGCGAAATGCCCGCGGAACGGCTTCACCCAGCCACCCGACGCGTACCCACCCAGAATGCCTTCCAGGGCACGCGCGCCACGGCGATTCAGATCATCCAGGAACCCTGGCGCGTTACGCCGAAGATCATTCTGCGACTCCTTGCGAATCACGAACTCATCCGCATGGACAACACCAGCAGGCTGATACTTCGAGCCCGGGCCAGTCCACCCGCCAGCGGCCCAGCCGACCGAGAACTTCTTCTCGTCGATCGTCCCGACACCGAACGTACCCGCGACCGTGTTGTACTTCTTCACGATCCCGTCACGGATGATGTCCTGGACAACAAACTTGACCGGAGCCTTCGCGGTGTCCCTGATCTTCTCCCAGGACTTCTTCACCGAGTCCCGAAGGCTGGTGAATGCATTCTTCACACCACCGGTCACCCGATCAAACATCGGCTTGATCGTGTCGCGGAACCACGTCGCAACCGGATTAATCGCCTTGTCCTTGATGAAGGCCCAGGCGTTCTTGATGCTGTCCCGCATCGTGTTGAAGCCATACTTCAGATTCCCGATCACGTTCGAGACAATCGGCCACGCCGTGTTCTGGAACCACGACACGACGGCGTTGATCGACCACTTGATCGCCGACCAGTACAGCCCCAGTGCCACCTTCAGCGCCGCGAAGTACTTCCCAATCCAGCCGATGACTCGCTGAATGATCGGCCACGCGGCGGCGATCAACCAGTTCACGACCACCGAAATCGCGGCCTTGATCCCAGCCCAAGCTGGCTTCAACGCGTTGTTCCACAGCCACATCGCAGCGCTGGCGATCGCATCCCACGCTCGCTTGATCAACGGCCACGCAGTGTTCACGATCCAGCCAGTGACCGCCCCAATGACGGTCTTGATACCGTTCCAGGCCGGAGCGAGCACGTTCTTCCACAACCACAACGCCACAGGGGCGATCACGTTCTGGAAGTAGAACTTCAGCATGTCGATGTAGAGCAGCACCGCAGTCACGACAACCGCGATAACCGTCTTGATGCCCTGCCAGGCAGGCTGCATCACGTTCTGCCACAGCCACATCGCGGCCGCACCGATCGCAGACCATGCGGCCTGCAGCCCCGGCACGAGAGTCCCCGTAACCCAGTCACCGACCACAGCAATCGCCGTCTTGATCCCGTTCCAGGCAGGCAGGATCGCGGAGCTGTACAGCCACAGCGCGCCAGCAGCGATCCCGTCCCAAGCGGCCTGCAGGTAGGGCAGGGCCGTGTTCATGAACCAGTCCACGACCGCGGCGGCGGCGTTCTTGGTCGCGCCCCAGATCCGAGTCCAGAGCTTCTGCCCCGTCTCCGTCTTCGTGAAGAAGTACACGAGCCCCGCTGCGAGCAGCGTGACGCCCGTGATGATCAGCCCGATCGGGCCGGTCGCGAAGCGGATCGCCGCGCCAAGCATCCGAGTCGCCACAGCAGCGGTCTTCGACGCGATGGCGCCGGCCTTCGTCGCGATCGTGCGTGCACGCTCAGCGAGCGTCGCCCGAGTTGTCGTCGCGGTGTTCGCGCTAGTCGCCGCGGTGAGGCGGATCTCCGCCATAGTTGCCCGTTCCCGCGCGACCGCGGCCGCGAGAGACGTGACATTGCGGGCGATCTGCACGGGTAGTGTCGCAAGGTCCGCGGCGCGCTGCGCAGTGACCGCCGCGGTCACGCCCTGCGTCGCGACCTTGTACGCCGCAAACCCCGCGATGAGGATAGGAAGCAGCTTAACGACGGTGTCGGAGTGCTCCGCGAGGAACCCCATTGCAGACCCGAGGAGCTCCAGCCCCGACGCCAAAAGCGTCGGCGACGCCGCGCCGATCTGGCTGAGTGAACCGCCGATCGATGACAGAGCCCCGCCCGCACCGCCACTGAGCGAACCGAAGAAGCCGCTAACGCTCGTGAAGTCGATCCCCGACACGAATCCCTTCACGCGCTCGAAAAAGTCGAGCACCACCTGGGGATCGAACGTGTCAATCTTCGAGACCAAGCCGTCGAAGAACCCCTCGATCCCGACTGTTGCTGCAGGGGTAAATGCCCCGAACAGTTGGTCCAGAACTGGTCCGAGCTTTTTGGTTACCGCCTGCACGGTTGCTTGAATGCCCTGAGCGCCAGCCTTCACCATCGGCATGAACCGGGTGGCGATATCAGCGCCGAGCTTCGAGAAGCTCGTGAGCATGTTCGCGATCGAACCGCGGGTTGTGTCGCCCATCGCGGTCGCAACGCCGCCAGCTGCCTGGCGAGCAGCCTGCTCGAAGGTGGCGAAGTCGATCTCGCCCTTCGAGGCCATTTTCTTGACCTCGTCCTGGGACTTACCCAGCTGATCACCGAGGGCCTGCCAAATCGGGATACCGCGCTGCGCGATCATGTTGATGTCGCCCGTGTACGCGGTGCCGACAGCGGCGACGGTGTTGAAGATCCCGCCGATCTCCTCCATCGGAGCCTTCGCGCCCGCGGCAACGTTCGCGACGGTCTTCATCGTCTGCTCTAGCTGCTCGCCCGGCTTGATGCCCGCGGCGACAGCTCCGGCGGCAGAAGTCGCGGCGGCATCGAGGCCGAAAGCTGTGCCCTCGACGCTGGCGAGGGCGTTGCCCATGATCTTCTCAACAGACTCGGTGTCGTGTCCGAGCCCTCGCATCATCGCCTGTGCGTCCTCGATGCCGAGCGCTCGGTTGATGCCGCCCTTCAGAGTCAGGCCTGCGATAGCGCCAGTGATGACCCCGCCGATCTTCAGCCCGTTCTTCAGCGTCGACGTGATCGACTGCCCGAGCTTCGACCCGATGGACCGACCGGCCCGGTCCGTTTCCGCCATGACTGCGGATCCGGCGAGCTGAGACCCGATGTTGCCGCGAACCCCCTGGATCGTGGGGATCAGACCGATCGCGGCGGTCGCGATGACAGGGTTGCCTCCAACGACCATCGGGCACCTCCTGGTATGCAGAGAGGAGGCGACACCGTTACATGGCGCGCCTCTCTACCTGTCGTCTTGCTTCGATAGCCCGCTGCCGACGCATGAACTCCTGCGCCTTCGCGTCCGCGGTCGACGCCTTCGCCTGCACGTCACCGACGAACGGCGGCGGCTCCTGCATCTGCGGGGGGTTCTTCCCCTTCGAGCCGTCCTCGGTCTTCCGCCACTCGAGCCGCTCGACGCGATTCTTGACGGCGAGGAGCCCGTGATACTCGTCGGACCACGCCCTCGGTCCGCCTGTCGCCTGCCAGACGCGCGACCCTGCGGGGAGTTGCGTGGCGAGGACCGCGGCTCGGCGGAGAGTGAGCCCGCCGCGCCACAGGTCCACCAGATCTATGCCGTACTCTCTGGCGAGGTCGGCCTCTAGCTCCTCCGGGAACTCCGAGAGGACCCAGAGGAGGCCGGTCAGTTTCCCTGACCTCCCGCCTCCATCAGCTCGGCGAACAGGTCGCCCATCTTCTCGGGGGAGACGAGGCCGGTCTCTTCGTCACGGGCGAGGTTCTTCAACTTCTCGCGATCCGCGCTGTCGAGGAGGACGTCGAGCATGAGGGGCAGGATCCCCTTCATGGAGTACTCCATGAACTCGTAGTCCTCAGAGACCTTCTGCTGGTACGCCTCGACGTGGACGGTGAACGTCTCGCCCCGCAGCTCGACGACGATGTCGCCCTTCGCCGCCTCGGCCTGCAGCGCCTTCACCTTCGCGCTGGTGGCCTTCTTCTTGTCGCCGGGGGTCTTCGCGCCCGCGGCCTTCGCCTTCTCGGCGGTGGTCTGAGACATGGTGACGGTCCTTTCGTGACGGTCCAGATAGTGGTCGTGACGGTCGAGAAGAGAGGGGGTGGTGCTGGGCGCGGACCGTCACGCACGCGCCCAGCACCGGACAGGCAGAAGCTCCCGCCACCACAGAGAGTGGAGAGAGCTTCGAGTTCGAGTAGCGGCAGATCAGCCGCCGGAGACCTCCGCGACCATCGCGGGATCGTTGGTGAGGATGTCGTAGCCGCCGTACACCGTCACGGTCTGCTCGTACATCGTGATCTCCGAGTTGGACGCGACCTCCTCGGGCCGCTCACCGGTCTCCCCGGAGGGGATGAGGTAGCGGTACCAGATGTCGCCATCCCACTTGTCGACGATCCACGAACGACGGTCGTTCGACTTCTTCGCACCCGACACCTTGATGCGGGACACCCTGCCCGTGGTGGTGTGCTCCTTAATGTCGTGGATCAGACCGAAGGTGAGGAGGGTCGTCTCAAGCGCGGTGAACGTGAACGTGTCCTCGCTCGTGGTGACCTTCTTCCGCACGACACGACCGCCCTGGTGACCGTTGAAGGTCTCGACGTTATCGTTGTGCGCGAAGTTCAGGCCGCCATCGGACAGCCAGCCCACGTTCTCGTGGTTCTCTGGGATGACGATGTTGTCGACGGACGGCATCACGGCACCGTGGTCGCCGACCCACACGGAGTCGAGCTCACCACCGTAGATGCGGGCGTTGTCGGGGTTCAGCCACGTCGCCTCCGTGGCAGTGGTAATCGGAACGCTCACTTCGAGGCCTCCTTACCGGCGGGAGCGGGCGCCACCTTGGCGGCGTCCTTTTCCTGGATCTTGATGGAGCCGCGACCCGCCAGCAGTCGCGCGAGCTGCGCATTGAGCTGGACCTTGTCACCGGCCTTGTACTTCTTCCCGTCGATCTCCTGGTTGTGGGAGACGACGGCATTGACCTTACTGTCAGCCATCACTGGCCCTTCCTGTGCGTACCCCGCAGGTACACCTCGTGAGTGAGGACGTAGCGGGGTGTGGATGAATCGGAGTCAGGAGAGTCCATCGGTGCCGAGATCTCCTCGACCCGATGCACCTTGACCCCGGAGAGAGTGACGCCCCGGAGGGCGAGCATCGCGGCGCGCACCTGCTGCGCGTCCGCCTGCGCGTCGATCTTGCTTTTGGCCCAGCACTCGAACGTCAACCGGGCGACGTCCGTGACCCCGTTGGCGAGGAACCCGCCCGTGCGGATCGTCCGCACGAACCTGTCCGGCCGAGTCGTCGGAATCGTGGTGACACAACGCAGCCCCGTCGCCTCGGAGAGATGAGCGTTGACGAGGCCCTGCGCGTTCGCGAACCCCATCGCTCACCACCTCATCTGGTCACGGACCCGCATCAGGGTGTGATTCCGGGCGTTGTCGCGAGCGGCCTCAGGAGTCTCAGCCGTGACACGACCGAGCGCGCGAGTCCTGCCGACCTCAACGGTCGACTCGTACCCGCGCCCTGCAGCCCTCGCGGCTACGCCCGTCCGCCGAGCAAGCTCGTCCTGCACGCCCTTCGACTTCAGCAGCTTGTCGATCTCGCGAGAGTTCAGCTTCACGTCGACGCGTCGCGCCATTAGCCAGCCACCTTCTCCGCGTTGATCTGCACGCATCCGATGCTGAGGCCGGGACGCCGGACACGCCCGAGCACGCCTTGACGTCGCGCCGGATTCGACCGGGCGTCGTAGATCGCGACCTCGCCAACGACTCCCCATCGACCCTCGTAGCCGGGGATCTCGAGCTCATCGTGAGCACCGACCCGCGTCGACTCTGGGGCGAGGATCGTCAGGCCAGTAACGACCAGGGACCGGTTCGCGTCCCCCGGCTCCTCCGAGGTGCGCGGGTAGATCGAGGTCACCTCTAGCTCGTACGGCTCGCCAGGAACCTTAATCTCGTCGCCCATCTCGTCCACGCCGGAGGTTCCGGCGGGATGGACGGTCACGGTCAGCGCCATGTGTCCACCGTCCTCGCCACGCGCCGCCCCACCCCCGTGATGCTGAGCATCTTCCGATGCTGGGCAGTGAGGGTGAGTGTGCCGGGGGAGTCGCCGCCGTACGTGATCGACCCCGACGCGGGGCCGTTCGACTCCTGCACGGTCCGGATCCCGCCAGGGTTGGCGAGCTTGCCGAGCACGAGATCGATCTGCACGTCCTGTGGGGCCTCGGCGTCAACGACACCGTCACGGATCCGTGCGGCGAGTACGGCGAGGGGAGCCTCGGCGAGGATCGCGCGTCGCGCACGATCCAGCCAGTAGCCCAGCACGCTAGGTTTGAGACCGTCAGTGACGCTCTCAAGGTCTGCGGAGGTCAGGTCGTCGGGCGTACCCCAGGTGATGCTGTCCGCCATTACGGACCCCCCTTACTTGGTGGAGGTGCCCTTCCGCGGAGCGGCCGGGGCCTTCTCCTTCGGAGCGGGCTTCTCAGAGGCGAACACCTCGCGACGGACACCCTTCGCGTCCGCCTCCGAGATGTCTTCGCCCGCGAGGCGGACCCGGCCACCGATCAGCACGTTCTCGATCAGCTTCGGCATGTCAGACCACCTTCAGGGATGCCGACAGGTTCGCATTCTTCAGGATCGGGAGGAACGTCGAGTCGGCCTCCACCACCGTCTTACCGGCGATGCCCTCGGTGTCCCACACAGCCGCGACCGCACCCGGCAGCTGACCACTGATCGCGGAGAACTCCGGCTTGAACGCCGACTCGGTGAGACCCCAGATCGTCGACCCGAGGTCGCTGGCCTGCCCATCGGTGTAGTCGGGCACGAGGATCAGGTTGTCCTCGGGCAGGAGTCGGGACTGGCCGATCTTCGCGTTGTACCGCACCAGCTGGGGCAGGTCGGAAGACAGCAGGATCTGATTCACCTGGTCCAGCGTCGCCGGACGGGACGTGTCCCCAATCTTCGACGCGAACTGTGCGTGGTTCAGGAACGCGTTGATCGCCTTGGTGGACGCGAGAGCGTAGGCGGGGCGGACGCCGCCGGACTTCTCTTCGTAGATGTCCACGAAGTCGGACAGCTGCGCGAGGGCATCGGACCCGTCAGCGTTCACGAGCTGCGCAAGGGTTGCGGTCAGCTCCGGGTCACGCCCGAAGTCCTCGTCCAGCCCAAAGTTCGCCTGATCGATGAACGCCTTACCAGTCGCGAGGACGGTGGCGCGCTGCCGTCGCGCAGCATTTGCGATGGCCTGCGCGACCTTATCGGCGGCACGCAGGATCAGGTTCGCGTAACCCTCCCCACCGGCGACACGGGACAGTAGAGCATCGGACTCGGACACGGGAATGCGGGAGGAGAACGCTACCAGGTCGATGGTGCGACGCTTCCGGGCGGCGAGGTCGAGCGTCCCAGGCTGGGCGTCCCAGTCGCGGGCCTCAGCTTCGGGGGTGACCCCGGCCTCACCGACAGCGAAACGCACGTTCACGTTGTCGATCAGCTGGTCGGGGAGAATTCGCGCAAGCGGGTCCTGCTCGGTGTATGACTCCAGGCGTCCGCGCACGAACCCGGTGATCTCAGCGGGGGTGAGGTGCTTAGTGTTCAGTGCCATGGTCAGGCCTCCTCGACGATGATGTGGGTCAGCGCGGCCGCGGGGGCGGCGGTGAGGACTGCCTGAGCGGCCAGGGAGAGGCGGGAGCGGCGCACATGCGCCTGCCGCATCACGGCCACGTTCAGGGCACCCTCAGCGTCGGTCACACGGTCGGAGACCGTGAACCCCACCTGATCGGTCTCACCGATCACGGGGGACGCCTCATCTGCGGTGTAGATAGTGGCGGTGCCATCCGCGGCGATAACGACGGGGGACAGTGCGGGCACGGTCCCGTCCTTAACGTCGGCGGTGGCCTTGAAAGTGGTTGCAGTGTCGAGCCCAAGGAGGGATGCCAGGGCCTTACGGCTGGGCGTGCCCCCCAGGGTTTCTTCCTTGATAGCCATCAGATGTGGCCCTTCCTATGAGATGTGGGGTTGTTCAGGGGCGGAAGTTCTTCGCGGCTTCGCGGCCTGCCTCTAGTGACCCTCCGGGAGTTCCGCTAGTGGGTCGAAGGTAGGGCCCCTGTGCGTCGCGGTTGAGGTTCTGAATGATCCTGTCTGCCACGGCGTTCATTTCGTCCTCAGTGTCGCCTGTGACGAAATCAGCCCACTCGCTGGGCACGTTCTTCGAGGCCAAGACCGACGCGCGCAGCTGGGCGCGGGTCTTCTCGGCCTCGTAAGCCTTGGTGGTCTGTTCGAGCTCGGCGATGCGCTCCTGCGCCCGCTGCAGCTCGGTCTTCTCGGCGTCCTCAATGTCCTTGAGTCGCGCTTCGGCGTCTTCAGCGCGCTTCTTCATCTGTGCTGCGCGCTGCCGTTCTGCCCTGAGTGCCTTCAGGCCCGGCTCTCCGAGCGGTTCATCATCGCTAGCCGGGGTCTTGTCAGTGTCAGGGGTATCGTCGCTGGTGGGGCCGGTGCCGTCATCGGGGGTGTCAGCAAACATGAGCGCCCCGGTGCCCTGGAGGAAGTTCAGCAGTCCAGTATCCATCGCGGATTCCTTTCGGTTGTGTGTCGCACACGGGGGTTAGCGTGCCCCGTATTTCTCTCGCAGCCGCGAGAGGGTTAGTTGTTGCAGGGTCGGTAGTTCCCTGCGTCGCAGTGAGCCGTGCCTGCGTTTCTGGGCAGATAGAGAACCACCCGCGGCTGAGGCTCGCGCCCATAGTTCATTGTCGAGCCGGGTCTGTTCTTTCCGTGCCCACTGCTCGGCGTCGAGTGTTTGATGTTCGTAGTCGTCCCACAGGCCTTCTACTTCATCGGGGATATCCCAGCCTGGAGACATGATGATGGGGCGGCACCGGCAGTTCCCGTGGTATGCGGAGTCTGGCCATTCCCCATCCCAGTGCTGTGTAGCTGACATGAACCGGCACCACGCACAGGCGTTGTCTCGCGGTACGCGACGCCCGTACACCCCATCGATTTGCCCGACGCTCTGTTGCACCGTCTCACGTCCCACGTTCGAGACCAGACGGGTAGTGCCTTGCACAAGGCGGGGCACCACCTCATCCGCCACGAGAGGGAACACCACATCGGTGAGAGCCCATTTCAGGACCGGCTCTAGCGCCACCGACGTGATGGCAGCGGGAACGGGCTCGAACAGGGATGGTGCTAAGCCCGCGCCACGCTGCGCATCCCGCACATACCCCATCGCCGCGTCCTGCGACGCGAGCGCATAGGACGACAGGACCACCGGCGCAGATTCCGCGACGAAGTCGAAAACGTCAGGGGTGTCGGGTGCGCTTTGCATCAACAGGACGGTGGAGTGCGCTGCGGCATCGGAGATGTCGTCAACATCCCGGCCCCACCGCTTGAACGCATCCCAGGTCACACCTCATCGCCTGCCTTACGTGCCGCGATCAGGGGTGCGACCTGCGGGTGTTGACGGGCCGCTAGTGCCTGCTCAGCGATGGCCTGCTGTGCCTTACGGCGCTCCGCTATCCGGTACGCCTCAGCGAGACGCGTAGCGGTGGTCCGTGAGTACCCTGCGGCCTCGTACGTCACGACCTCCCCGGGGATGACTGCGCCCGCGTTCACGAGGGACGCCAGTGCCATCCGCTGCGAGTACCTGGTGGTCATCGCCGGGTCCCGTAGATCCGTGGCTAGCGCCTCCAGCTCTTCAGGGAGCCGGGTGCTGTTTCGGTCCATGAGCCACAGGTCATGTACCAGGTCCACCGTCGGGATGCTGAGGTCACGCCCAGCCTCGTCGGCGAGGTCGTTCAATTCCCCATCAGCGCGGTCGATAGCGTCCGCCGATGACGGGTTATCGTGGATGACTCCAAGCTTGTCCGGGGACAGCTGCGATTCGGCCGCGAACATCATCGCGGTCATCCGCAGCTGCTCCATGTGGGGCTGCTGCGACCCAATCTGAACCTGACCGATCTTCGACTCCGGCGCACCCTCGACCGGTGCACCATCTTCGTCGCGCTCATAGTCCAGAGCGAAGAACCGCGCCATCCCCGATTTGAACTGCTCCGCCACATCGGGCGGAGTGTTCACGCCATACAGCTGCGGGTACCCGTACACCTCACCGTTCATCTCACCGCGCAGGAACGTGCGTGCTCCGGATCGGGTGTACGTCATCATCGGTCGGGTGATCCGGGACTGCCCCCAGGGTTTGTCTAGCTGGGGGAGGAACCTGAACGGGTGGAACGTGACACGGCCCGGCAGGTGCTGGTAGCGGCGGACCTCCCAGTTCGCTCCGAGCGTCGGCCGGTCCAACTGGATGATCTGCCCGGGATAGAACACGGTCACGGACTGCGCGCCGAAATGACCCCACTGCTGCACAGCGAGCCCCACACGGAGCCGTCCCGGCCGGGCGGTGTCCCATAGCCCGGTAGCGTCCCGCGCGGAATACGCTTGCACCTGCACCCCGTCAGGGGACTTCACAGCCCCCATGAACGCAACCCCGTAGATCAGCATGGACTGGACACACATCTTGTGCTGCTGGTAGAAGCCGGTGCGGCGGAACTGCGGGTCGAGGTCCTGCCACCGGTCAACTGCCCCGGGGAGCGCGAACCCGTCCAGCTGGATTCGGCGCGCGAGAGCGTCCACAGCGGTCGCGTTCCACCCGAGAACAGACGCGTACTTCTCGAACTCCGGCGGGATTGCCATTCCCATGTTCACGAACGCTTGCTCGGCGTTGTAGAACACGAACCGTTCCCGGTTCCTATCCGCTACCCGGCGGAGCTGCTCGCACATCAGTGCGATGTCATGGTTCTCGTCGTCGCTAAGTTCAGCGATGCGGGGGATGTTCACGATACGGGCCGGTTCATGGGAAACATCCACCATGGGGCCGGGGCCGATACCGAGCATCATCTAATCACCGCCGTTCTCCGTCTCGCAGGGATTTGCCTACGTGCTCTACCCGCTCCAGCTGATACGGCATCCAATCTAGCTTTCCACGCCATAACCGCGGCGTAGGCGGCATCGATCTTGTCTGGCGAATCGGGATACGACTTGTACAGCAGGTAACCGGATCGAGTGCGTCGGCGGCGCGCGTTCAACATGTGCCGGATGAGAACAGTGGAACCATCGAGGGAACAGTCCCCGTTGACGATGGCGGAGCGCAGCTCTTCCAAGAGCCGCGGCACGTTACCGTCCTTACCTTTCGGCCAGTAGCTCATAGGGGCGTCGCGCTTCGCGTGGACACGGAGTTTCTTCCCGTACTTCGCTTCCCACTCCGATACCTGAGATGTCCACCCGTTCGGATCCGCGTAGAACCCGACCACCGTGTACTGCTCAAACACTTCACGCACCCGCGCATCGACCTCAGCAACCGGCACGTACCAGTCCGTCGCGTTTCGCGGCTGCTCCCACACATCCAAGACGAACAGGTGAGCGTCGGAGACACGACACCCGATCAGCGCTGTAGCGTCCGCTATGCCCTTAGCGCGGCCGCGGGACCCATCGAAACCGACAGTGATCGGGTCATCCGGAGAGACAATTTTCTCTACGTCCACGACGGCGGTTAGCTCGGGCCTGGTCATCCACGAATCCGACGCGGCGACCACCTGGTTCAGGTAGTCGGCGCGCGCGACCTGAGGGTCTTTCGTGAGGTCCCAGAACGATTGAATGCGAGCCTCTAGGTCCGCGTGACCAGGCGGGCATGCAGGGTCATGGATCAGGCACCCATCAGGGTGCTGGGAAGCGTCCCCATAAGCGATCCGCAGGCCGAGAGTTAGGGACTCCCGGTCAGTGACGTCCGTGTCGCCCGGCGCTTCACGGTGATCGTAGTAGAGGCCATCGGCGACCGCCTTGCCCTCCTGGATCATCGACCAGTAGCTCGCTGACTCCTCAGCCACCGAGTTCTCACCCGGAATAAACGCGTTAGGCGTCTCCAGGTACGCACCCCCACGCTTCGCCGTATTCGCGTCAATCACCTGATGGAGCCGCTGCCCACCATTCGACGAAACCCATTCCTCGGTCTGATCGAGGACACAAAAGTCTGCGCGAGCACCCTTAATGGTGCGTGCCGAAGTGGTGACCATCTCCATCCGGCCCGATGGCAGATTGATCCGGTCACCCAAGATCTCCACACCCCGGTAGTTGTCCACCACGGGGCCTTCCATCATCTCCTGCAGCGCAGAGAACGTGTTCCTGGTCTGCGTCTCGGATGTCGCCGCAACCTGCACCAGTGGTGTTCGCACCTCAGACCACGGCTTACCGACGGGCTGCCCGTCAGCGTCCCACCCATCGAATATGACAGGTCCGAGGCCCTCAACGGCCATGAGCGCGGCAGCGAAAGGGGACTTGCCCCAGCCGCGAGGCCGCGAGAGGACGCCGCGCCGGTAGGTGCGTCGTCCCGTGTCGGGGTTGATCCGGTAGAAGTTCAGTACGAACTCTTCCTGCTCGGGGTACAGCAGGAACGGGCCGGGCTCTAGTCCAGCGTCGGGCTGGGCCAGGTTCTCGGTGATCCAGTCGATGACCTGCCATCCGAGAGATGGGAAAAGGTCACCTTCGAGGGGTTTCCATGGCATCCACGGTCATCCCTTCACTAGCTATTCTCCCGATGCTTTTTGCGCCGGGCTGATGACGCTGATCTTCGCCCGCCGTTCACGGGCGGAACTCGTCTTCGTGGGCCGCTTCGAGTCCGCCGCGTCCGCGTCCGCGAACTGCATGCGCAGACGCGCGCGGTCTTCGGGGGTTGCCCCGAACTTTGCGACCCGGATCCGCAGCTCGGGTAGCGCGCTGGTGTCCCCATTCCCCCACAGCATCGCGTGGAGAATCGCGGTGTCCAGGAGGAACGCCCAGTCGGTGGACCCGAAGTGCTCCGCTTGTGGGGAGTCTCGCCACATCGCCCACCATTCCCGGGTTTCATCGGGCCAGGGCATGGAGTCCGGGAGGTCCGGCTGCTCTGCTTCCTCGAAACGAAGAATCGTCGTCGGGGTAGCGTCAGTGTTCCGGCGCACCCTCTTAGAGGGATCCTTAGGTGCTGGTCCACGGCCTGCCATTGATACTCACCCCTAACGTTGTCACGAACCCGACGATGACGATCGCGAGAGGCTCGCGGATGTCCGTCCAACACGGATGCTCCGCGTAGTCGTACCTCCGCGAGTGGTCTTGGTGTAATTCAGAGCTGATGCCAGAGCGCGACGCATAGTCATTCCTTCATATCGATGTTCAGCAGCCGGGCGAGATCCCGGCCGCGAAGATACTTGTCACCATGGAGCCGCTTCTTAGCTCCGATGGCATGCAGGAACGCTTCTTTCTCGGCCCGCGACTCGAAGCACACGGCGAACCAGTATTCGGAGTCGGTGGCGTCACGTTTCCGCTTATCCTCCGCCTTGCGGCGCTGGATGTACGCGGATTCAAGCGCGTGTAGTTCGGCTGCCGAGTCGACCTCGGCGTTGTCGGAGTACTGGACACCATCAATCGGCGATGGCGAGTCGCCGCTGATCTTGAACCCGCCGCCGGTACCGAACCCGGCCCCCTTGAACTCAAACGCCATGGCGAACCAACTCCATCTCTGCCAGCGGGAACCAATCGAGCACTCGCTGATAGTCCCGCGGCCGGTGCGCACGCATCGGCTCAAGGAACCTCCGATCAATCCCATCGAAAGACCGGCCGAACATCTCGTAATCGGGCGGTAGCTGCCATCCGTGACGGTCCAGACATGCGGACCATTCCGCCTTCACCCAATCGTGGATCGGGGAGACCTTCCCGGTGCTCGGCTTCATCACGCCGTGCGTGACGAGCGCAGCGCGACGGTACGGGGAGTCCGCTGCCCGCACCCCATCGGCGACCCATGTGTCAGGGTCTAGCCCTAGGTCCATGCGGATGACCTGCCAGATCTCTTCATAAGTAGGTATCGGCAGGTCGGCTGCTTCGATGATGGCGCACCGCTCGGGCGGCTGGAATATCAGCGCGTTCAGCATCCGGTAGAGGGATGGGTGTGGGTACCGGTGCACCCTCATACCGAGCTTGCCCTCGGCGTATGAGAGCCCTTCTTCTACGAACTCCAGTGTGGTCCCCGGCTCCCGGCCGGGGATCAGATACAAGTGCGCTAGGCGCACATCTACCCCCGCTTCGATGAGCGCAAGCGTGCACGCGATGGCATCTTTCCCACCACTGAAAGCGACCAGGACGGGCCGACCCTCAGCGGCGAGCCGCTGCCTGACCTCTGCGGACAGCGGCTGCCCCTTGACGATGGTGGTCACTGATCTCTCCCATCGATGATGAGAACCCCAGCGGGGTGCCCGGGCGCGTGGATCATCACAGCTCCATCCCCAGCTCGCGAGCCTTCGCCCGCGCGTACCCGGCGACGGCAGCAGGCTCAGTACGGCCGCCCACGAGGATGCACCAGTCGTGCGCACCGGTCGCGAAATCATGAAAGTGCATGCCGAGCATGTCAGCGATGTGCTCAGCGATGCGCATCGCGAGCCGCTCCGCATCATCCACGCTGAGCCCCTCGGCGCGGCCCGCCTCGCGGTACCACTCCTGCAGGACTTCCAGGGTGTCGATGAGGCCGCGTAGCCCGACCTCCATGGCGAGATCGGTGGTGTAGTCCTCGAACTGGTCGAAAAGCGTGTCGCCGGTGAGCATCGCGCTCCCCCTTCTGTAGATGCCCTAGCCTCGCACTAGGAGGTGCCTATAGGATAGACATAGGCGGGCGGGCAACGCAAGCGGTAGCGGAGTTGACGGCCCGCCGTAGAGGGTCTAGGATCTAGGCATCGCCGGAAGGGCGTAGAGGTCACCACAGGGAGAGTGGCCCACACCCCCGGCGCACCACCACCCATCACGGATCACCAAGGAAGGACCCCCCAATGAGCACCACCGACTACCGCCCCCGCCACGCCGGAACCCCCATCGCCCCCGCCGCAGAGCTGTACCGCCACGCCATCCGAATCACCCTCGGCCGCACCCCCACCCACAAAAAGGACAGCCGGTGAACCACACCGCCGCCTAACCAACCTACCGGGGCGGGGTCACCAGCGCCCCGCCCCACCAGAAAGGACCACGATCATGAGCAAGCTCATCGCAACCGCCGCCACCAGACTCGACGCCCTCTACGACACCCACGGCGTGGACATTTTCGAGATGTTCGAGGACGGGGAGGGCGATCACTTCGCATGGCTCCCCGCCGAGAATCCCACCATCGAGGACCGCGAGATCGACGAGGAGACCGGCGAGGTCATCGACCCCGGCCAGTGGGACATCGACGAAGCCGACGACATCCTCACCGCCCACGGCTACCGCCGCACCCAGCCGTGGCAGTGCGACCGGCTCGGTGACTCAACCCAGTCATGGGCCGAGATCGAACAGGTGAGCCCGTGACCACACTCCGCAGCATCATCCGCGAAATCACAGCAGGCATCATCGACGGCATCACCATCGCCCTAGAAGAACTGACACACCCCAAACACCAGCGGGACGACCAGCAGGACGACTAGCATGCCCCACATGGACCCCCTCGTACGACTAGCCATGTGGCGCGAGCTCAACACTGACCGAGAAACAGCCATCCAAGACGCGCGCGACGCAGGGCACACCTGGGAGGAAATCACCACAGCCAGCGGCCTATCACGCGCCATGGCAATGCGAATCCTCCAGCAACGCCGAGAACGCGACCAGCAATAACCCCCGCAAGCGCCCGCCAACCTCCACCAGGTCGGCGGGCGCTTCACTACGCAACCGCCCAGACCTGTACGGAACCCGAGCGACTAGCGACCCCGCCGCGCTCTGGGTGGGGGAGGGGAGGGGATGGTGCCCCCCTGGCCTGCGGTTTTATTTGAGGCCGGGGTGGGGTTCGGGCTTGCGTTTCCAGCGGTGTTGTCCGCGGCGCGCTTCGGCTTGGGTCTTGTCGTTGTGGCAGGTGCGACAGGCTCCTTGGCCGTTGGCGGGGTCGAGTTCTGCTCCGCCTTCTGCGACGGGGATGATGTGGTCGGCTTCGTTGACTTGTCCGGTGCATCGTGGGCCGCGGATCTGGCAGTGCTTGTCGCGCGCCTTGATGGTGCGTTCCCATGCGATCTGCTGTGATCGGGTGGCGGTGCGTTTGGTGGGGTACTCGGTCCAGTTCACGCCTTGCTTCCTTCCGTTGTGGCCGCTGGCTACGCTTCACTCATGGGGTATCGAGAGTGGCGTGAGCGACAGCTCGCGAGGGTTGATGCGATGCAGGCGCGTGCGGATGAGCGTGCTGTGAGGGCTGAGCGGCGTGCTGAGGTCGAGTCGGCCAAGGCTGAGCGCGCTTCGGAGTCCACATTGTCGTGGGCTGAGTCGCGTGCTCGTGCGCTTGGTGAGGATCACGAGGATCTGGCTGCTCGGGCTTCGGCTCTCGGGATCCCGCTGCCGTCTCCTGATCGGCGGATGCGGGGCCGCGGTCTTGCGGCGTTGGGTGAGTTGGTTGTCCGCGATGGCTCCGGTGTTGAGGGCGGCACCGTTGATGCGTACGAGGCGTGGCGGGACCGGATCATCGTGGAGGAGTCGATGGCCGCGAAGGTGGCTCGGGGGGAGTCTTTGTCGTTGATGGACCGTGCGGCGTTGAAGGCTGCTCGGTTCGGGTCGAGGTAGGTCGGGGGGAGTCGGCTCCGGAGTGGGGGCTGTGAGGTAGCAGGGGGTCTGCTGTTCTGGGCCCTGGGGTGTCCCCACCCCGGGGCTGTCTTGGCTTCCGGGGTGGGGGTTCTGCGCTGCCGCGTTTGCCCTCTTGGGTGCGCTTCGCGGTGCGCGTTCCGCGAGCGCTGTTTCGCCTGTGGGGCGCTTCGAGCGGAGGGTTCGGGTGCCCGGGTCTTCGGCCCGTCGGTCTCGCCGGGCACCTGGCGGAGAGTGTGGGGGTCGAACCCACACGCCCTCGGGGGGCTTGCCGCTTTCAAGGCGGTTGCCGTCGCCATCTGTCGGCTGGACTCTCCGTGCCGTGGTCGTCCCTGCTGGCGCTGGGTCGGTGGTCACGGTCTTGGCGCATGAGTAAAGCCCCGGCCTGTGTGGCTCGGGGCTTCGGTTTCGGACCCACTTCGGGGTCAGGTCTAGGTTGCCATGGTCAGGCGACCGACGCAAGTCGGCGCGCCCAGTATTCGCGGAGGTCGGCGACTATGTAGGTGCGGTCGTCTGCGCGGTCGGGGGTGGGTCTGCCGTGGTGGCGGTCGTCCTTGAGGCGTTGGGCGATTCCGGGCCAGAACCGGTCCGCGTCTCGTGCTGTGAGGCGCAGCTCCGGTGGGAGGTCGTCGCGGGCGTTGATGCAGTCGAGTGCCCCCCGCATCGTGTCTTCCTCATGCTTGGGTTCGTTGCCGGTGAGGCGGGCGAGTCGCCACCAGAGGGCGGTGAGGTCTTGTTGCCATTCCTCGGCCCAGGGGGATTCGAGAATGCGTGGTGTTGAGTCCCAGTGCCAGCGCCAGCACTCTTCCCAGGAGCTGGGGGAGGGTTGCTCCGTGATGGTCTCCATCCACTCTCGCAGGATCTGGTCTGGGTGGGGGAGGTCGTCGCCGTGGTCGGCGTCGGGTGCCCAGGGTCCGAGCATGGCGAGGGCGTCACCGCCGGGGATTCGGTTGGTGGTGCCTCGGATGCCGGTGAGGTCCATGGCGTGGCAGGTGATGGTGAGCATGACGTCGGAGAGCTGGCCGCGCCAGTGGCGGATGTCTTCGAGGCGATCTCGCATGGTGCCGATGAGTTCAAACGAGGTCACGGGGTGTCCTTTCGCTGGGCGAGGGTGGCGCGGATTTGGGCGATGTAGGAGCGGGCCCGGTCGGGGTCTACGGGGCCCGCGTAGTCGCACTGGGTGCACGAGTGCCGCCACTCCGACGGGTGGGCCTCGCACGCCTTCTCCGCAGGGATCAGGCGGCGAGCACGGGCCCGGACCCAGTCGGACACATCCGAGGGCCGAAGATGCCAGCGGCGCGAGCCACGAGAGTCGGCGGGGACGCCGTGCTTCTCGAAGTGCTGCCGAGCCGCATCTAGCCCCTCCTGGGGAAGACCTGCGAGAGCGCGATGCCAAGACGTGAGCCGGTCGCGGTTCGCGGCGCGCGCATGCGCGGTCTGCGCTTTGTCACCGCCGAGCTGCCACGGCTCCACGAGGCGAGCGGCGATGAGCTGGTTGACGTAGTTCGTCAGCCATTGACCGTCGACTGCTGTTCCCTCCCACTGGATCACGCCCGTGGTCCCGTCTGCCGCGGTGACGAGTTCGGTGGGTGTGGTGGGGATCGTGTCGAGTGCGGCACCGATCGGGGTGGGGTCGTTCATTGGGGGCCTCCCATCGCTTGCATGTCGAAGTGGGCTTGGACGAGCGCCTCAGCGGAGGCGGCGTCTCGGTTCTGTCGTTGTTGGTTGCCTCGGGGTGGTTCAGCGCGGCGGAGCCAGTTGTTGAAGGCGAGGTCGTGGTTCTTGTAGGTGCGGCCGGTCGCTCCGCACCAGTCGCGGAACTTCTCGGCTTCGAGCTCTACGTCGACGTTGCGCTCGGCGGCGATAGCCGCGTGCTTGTCGGTGGGATGCCAGTCGGTGGGGAGCTGGGTCGCTCGGCGTTTCCCCCCGGACCCCCCTTCCTCGCTAGAGGAAGGGGGAGTTGGAGTAGGAGTAGGAGTAGGAGTAGGAGTAGGGGGGGAGACCAAACCAGGCCCAACCCCAGGGGATAGGTTTGGGGTAAACCCATCCCCAAACCCATCCCCAACGCTTGCCCTAACCGTGGGGGTAAACGGGGGCAGATCCTTAGCCGAAATGGAGGGCTGAGCGAGGACGTCCAGGACCCTCGAGTCCCCCCAGCACGCGTACTCGGGATGAGCTTCGCGCTGCCTCGCGAGCTCGTGCACGATCACACCCCGGAGGTCGTTCGATGCGGTGCGGGTGTACGCGTTCGCCATCGACACCGCGAGGCGGGGCTGCTTGAGCACCCCGTCGTGCTTCACCCAGGACCGGATGAGCACTTCCTCGGTCTCTTCGTCGATGACGATGTACAGGCCGGCGGACAGCTCCGCGGCCGCCGCCTCGATCCGTTCGACGGTCAGGCCGCGTGCGAAGGGGGTGAGACGGTTGGGACGCCAGTCCACGACGCCCGCATAGGAGAGCGTGGGGTGGGTCAGGAGCATGTAGTAGAGGTGCTGGGCCTCTGGGGTGAGCTGCCGGTGGTCGGCGTCGTTCCAGATGCCCCTGTTGATGTACGCGCGATCGCTCGCCACGTGGCCTCCTCTCAGAAGGGGATGGTGGAGTAGTCGGTGAGGGTGACGAGGGCACGGATGTGCTTCGGGGGCACTCGTGCATCGACGCCTTTGTGGTAGACGAATGGGCCGGTCACGTGGTGGTAGTCGTCCTCATCGAGGATTCCCATGGTCACCAGCTCGTCCACGCAGCCTTTGAAGGTGTCGGTGAGGTTGGTGGGGTCGTAGCGGCCTCGGGTGCGCTTCGTGATGCCGATGAAGATGGTGGCGGTCCCCATGGGAGCCAGGCCGTGGGCTGCATCGCGGGTCAGTGCCCGCATGGTGTCCTTGGTGCGCTTGCGTCGCCAGATCGGGGCGTCCCGGTTGGAGCCGATGACTTCGGATTGGGGGATGGTGAGGGTGAACTGTCGCGGCATGGCGTCCTCATGAAAAAAGCCGCCACTCGGGCGGCTTGTGGGTGGTGGTGGGTAGGGTGCCGGGATGGATGACACCGATAGGGCGATTCTGGATTTGGAGTCGCGGACGTTCCGGTTTGCGGGGGTGAAGTGGCAGGCAGTCCGGGCTATGGGGTTGACCCGGACCGCCTACCTGGTGCGGTTGAATCGGCTGCTCGACACGCGGGAGGCGGTCGAGTGCGCGCCGGGGACGGTGAACCGGCTTAGGCGACTCCAGGGCCGGTGACGGGCTCCCAGGCGTGCCTGTAGAGGACGGTCATCGGGTGCTCCTGTCTGCGCTGGTGGTGGTCACTGCTCATCGGGGGCCTCCTTCTTGATCAGGTCGGCGCGAGCGCGCAGTCGGGTGATGCTGATGCCGGAGTGGCCGGACAGGCGTAGTACCGGATCGTCCGCCGCGTCTCGGAGCGCTTCGGCCTGCGCGCGCTTCACGGCGGCTTCCATGAGGTTCACGAGGTCGGCCACGACATTGTCTAGGCAGTCGCATCGCCCGTAGAGGTCGGGGAGCTCGCACCGCCAGCCGTGGATGCCGTCGCCGTACTCTTCGGGGCGGTCCGTGAGCCCGACCTCTTCGAGGTAGGTGCGTACCTGCTCGGCCAGGTTGGTGTTCGGGGTTGTCATCGGGTGGGGTCCTCTCCTCGGGCGCGGCGGGAGGCAGGCAGGGCGGCGCGGTAGATGAGCCGCCCATGCCAGGGCAGGGAAGTGAGCATCTCATCGATGCGGGCCTGGATCGGGCGGACGGCCTCCTCTGTCCCGGCGCGGCGTAGGTCGTCAATGCTCGGATCGGTCACGGGGCCTCCCCGGGGATCGAGTAGTGGGTGTCGCGGTAGTGCTCAGCGGCGGAGGATACGCTCCCCCAGAGGTGGTAGACGATGTCCATGGACGCGATGGTGCCGCGCGCTCGCGCATAGTTCGCCAGCCCGTCGAGTGCTTCACGCGCCCCGTCCCGGCGGATGCGGGCGTCATGCGCGGCGAGCCAGCGGTCGAACGCGGCGACACCCTCCTCTAGCGGAATCCCGCAGTACTCATCGAGCACACCCGCGAAGGGCCCGCGCACGGCCTCATCGCTCGGCACGTACTTATCGGTGCTCATCGCTATCTCCTGTCTCGTACTCGGTGGCGCGGCGCTTGAGGTACTCGTGCGCGGTATCTATCGCGTGGTCTCCGGCGTGGTCGTAGTCCTCGGGGGGCAGGCCGATTCCGAGCCTGTTGGGCCATTCGCGTTCTAGGTCTCGTCCTGCTTCCCTGAGCACTTCTGCCTTCGCGCGCTTTACGGCGGCGTCCACGATGGGCATCACTGCGGCGGCGATCTGTCGCCACTCGTCGCGCTCCTCGTCTCCTCGCCGCTCCCATTCGGGCTGCACGTCCTCGGGGCCGTAATACTCGGCGTTGCCGTAGAGCGCGATGGCGATCTGCTCTTGGAGGTCGGTGTTCGGGGTCGTCATCGGGTGGGGTCCTCTCGGGGGCAGTGTTCGCGGATCCAGGCGTCCCGCTCGTCAGGCGGGAGTACCGCGACTCGCCACGCCTCATGGTTCGGGCAGACCGGCCCGGTGAGGTCTTCGCCGGACCAGTCTGGGTAGAGGGTCGCGTCGTCCCCGCTCGCCTCCATGCCATCGCCGGGCCAGATAGTGCCGCAAGCTGGGCACATCCACTGGCTGTCGTCCAGCTCGGTCTCGACGTCGCACGCATCGCAGACGGGGTAGCCGGGGTGGTTCAGCGCCGGGGCCTCGGCTAGGCGGGTGTAGTCGTTGCTCACGTCATTCCTCCTCGTCTCGTCGGGCGGCACGGGCGGCGGACAGAGCGACCCGGGCGTAGTCGCGGAACATCGCCGCCATGACCGGGTATCGGTCCGGGTTGAAGTTCTCGTCCATCGCCAGTGCGGCGGCTTCGACCTCGGCTTCGGACGGCTCCTGCGCGGCGCTCACGATCCGCAGCACCTCGCCCAGGGGCGCGCTGACCCATGTGAGCCAGCCGTCCTCGTCCTCGGCGCACTCGGTGTAGCCCGCGTCTGCGAGTCGGTCCGCGATGTGCTCCTCGTGTGAATCCATGAGGACGGATTCGTCCGGCTCCTGGGCGGCGAGGTAGCGCCGCGCGGCTTCCCAGCCGTCCGCGTGCGCCTCGCCAATCCGGTCTCGCACGGTGCCAACGTTCATGCGCGGCGTCCTGGCGTACTCGCGCGCGGCGGTGTTCGCGGCGGTGGTGAAGGGGTCGGTGGTGGTCATGATGCATTCTCCTTCGGGGTGAGGCCGACCTCGGCCTCGGGGGTCCACCCGCCCGTCCGGAGCAGGCCTTCGGCTTCCTCGCGGGTAAGAGTGACGTTCCCGCGCTGGTCGGGGGTGATGGTGAAGCGGACGCGGATGCCGCGCTTGTCGGTGCGGGTCCAGGTGCTCACGGCACCTCCCGGTGTTCGGCGGGCCGGTCCAGGCCGACCTCGGCCAGGGCGGCGAGGATCTTCGCCTCGGCGGTAACGAGCGGTCTCGGCGGACGGACACCCCATCCGCGAGGTGCCGTGAGTTCCCGTTCGAGAGCGGTGGCCTCGGTGTCGGTGAGGCTGACTCGGATGTGCTTCACGGCTGCTCCTCGCCGACGACACGGACGCCGCGAGAGGCGAGGAGGTCCGCAATCGCCTCGGGCTCGACGGGCGGTCGGAAGTCGCCCAGATTTTCGGTGAGCAGACGCTCGATCTCCTCGGCTCCGTCGGGCCGCTGGGGCTTGGTGAGCGCGGCGGTGAGGGCTGCGCGGATTCCACCGACCCACGCCCCGGAGGGGTAGATCGCGTTGTACGCGAGGCGCGCTCGCTCGACCATCTCGTCGGTGGCCGTGACGCCGTGCGCCACGGCGGCGGCGAGGTGCTGGTCAGCAGTCATGTGCTGGTCAGCGATTGCCTGGTCCCGCTCCTTCACGACCTTCGTGACCCGCTTGTCGGCCTCGTCCCGCTGCCGCGCGGTCGTGTCCAGGACCGTGCGGAGGTGCTCGACCTCCTGCTCGGCCTTCTCCGCGCGCGCCTCGGCCTGGTCGGCTCGTGCCCGCGCCTCGTACCGCTGATGCCGCATCTCATTGAGTTCGTCCAGCAGGCCGATGTACCGCCAGTGCACGTCCTTGTCGGGGCACTCGGAGCGCTTGGCCTCGTCCCGCTCCTGCTCGGCCTTCTCCGCGCGGGCGATCTCCTTGGAGAGCGCATCGCTGTAGGTCTGCGCCTCCGTGTTCAGCTCCTCGATCTGGGCGTCAGCCTTCGCCAGCTCGGCCCGCGCCTCATCACGCTCCCTCTGGTAGCGCATCCCCTTGCTCGGTGAGGGGAAGGAAGTTTGGAAACCTCCGGTCCATTCCAGCTTCTCGATCTCGGCTGCAGCGTCCGCCAGCTCCTGCTCGGCCTGTTCGAGGGCGTTGAGTAGGGCGATGATCCGTGCGGCGTCGGTGATGTCGTTGATGGGGGAGCTGTTGGTGATGACGTGCTCGGCCTCGGTCCGCCAGGCGGTCAGGTTTTCGGGCGAGATGGTCATGAGGCCTCCTTCGATCGGATCAGGCGGGTGCACTGCGTGTACGGGGTCGGGGAGCCGTTGATCTCCGACCACTTGAGCGAGGGCCGGTCCCCCTCGACGTTCCAGGTGATGACCACCCACTCGCCGGGCCGCTCGAACCGGGCGGCGACGGCGAACATGTGCTTGAAGTTCTGGTCCACGGACACAGACCAGCCGTTGCGGAGCGCGTCCGTGACGAGACGCGGGAGAGCGCGGGGGATCATGCGTCGGCCCCCACATCCTCTAGGTGCTGCTGGAACAGGTCGCCCACGGACAGTTCCGACCCGCCCGCGGAGCCCTGCGACCCCATCTCCTCACCGCATGTACAGCGGGCCCAGGATTCACCCGGCTGCTCTAGTGTCTGAGGCCAGGTGCGGCAGGCCTCTAGTTCGTGCATGGTCTCGGTGATGGGGGCACCGAAGCCGTCGTAGTTGATGGTCATGCTGTTCTCCTGATCGGGGTGACGGTGCCGCTGCTGGCGGCGGGCATGTCGGACAGGTCAGCGATCAACGAGAGACGGTTTTCGCGGGTGACGGGGAAACGCCTGGTCACGCCCTCCGGGTCAACACCGAGGTCGCGGAGCAACTGGCGGGCACCGAACTTCGCGCCGTTCTTCCCGGACAGCGGAAACGTGTCCTCATGCGGTGAGGACGCGGTGAGCATGACCCTGCTCGTGTCCGGGTCCCACGCGATCTCGACCTGCGCGGGCTTCCCGATCAATTCCCACGCCGCAGTGTTCAGCCCAATCGTGTGCTGCTTCGAGATGGTGATCTGGGGGCCGGCGGCGCAGTAGCCGCGGCGGGACGGGTTCTTCTTGATCTTGATGAATGCCATGAGGGGGTCCTTTCAGATGGGGGAGTTGCCCGGTGGCGGTCTGAGCGCTGAACCGTCCTGGGGTCGGCGTCACCGGGCATGAAAAAGGCCCCGCCGTGTGGCGGAGCCTCGGTCATGCGTTACTGCTGGTCAGCCTCAGAAAGGCGGCGAATCCATGGGGTCGCCGCCGCTCGCCCACGGGTCACCCTGCGGGGGAGCGGACTGGCCCTGATGGCCGTAGCCGGACTGCTGGGGCGGCTGCTGGTCGGTCTTCGGGATGACCTTGAACCGTCGGATCGTGAGGGACGGCTTGGAGCGCTTGTCGCCGTCCTTCTCCCACTGCTGGGTCTCGAGTTCGCCGGTCACATACACCTCGACGCCCTTCATGAGCTGCTGTCCGGCGCGCTCGGCGGCGTCCTCCCAGGTGGTCCCGTCGATGAAGAACGTCTTGTCGTTCTCCCACTGGCGGGTCTGCTCGTTGTACTTGGACTTGTTGAACGCGAGTCGGGTCTGCGCGACGGCCTTGCCGGACTGCGTGTAGCGGATCTCGGTGTCGGCGGTGACGCGGGCGATGTCAGAGATGGTGGGCAGTGCCATTAGGCGCTCTCCTCGGTGGTGTTGGTGGTGTTGGCGGCGGCGTGGATCGCATCGAGCTCGGCCTTGGATGCACCCTCGTCACGGCGCTTGAGCCAGTGCTCGCGGTACTCGTCCTCGGTCTCGAGCTTCGGGACCGTGAACGTGGGTTCCGGCGCGGTGAGGGGCTGCACGGTGTGGGAGCGCTTCTTCCCCCGGGTCACGGTGAGGGCGAGCTTGAGCGGCTTCGGGATCCCGGTCATGTGGGAGATCTCGATGCCGCCCACGACGTCGCCACCGAACTTGATGTCGGGGTTGCGGTAGAGAGTGATGGACCCGCCCGCGTACTTGTCCCCGTCCGGCCCCCACGCTGCGACGAGCACGCGCCGCATGGACTTCGACGGCTTCCACGGGCGGCCCGGCGACTCGACCAGGTGGATGTTCACGGGCTGCTCGGCGTTGCCGCGTGCGACCTTCTCGATGGTGAAAGTGCGTGGCCCGGTGATGAGATCATCCGCGTTGAGCTGATCACTCTTCGGGGCGATTGTCTGGGAGAGGTCCATGTCAGATCACGATGTCCATTTCGATGACGGGGCATGTCGGCATGCCCTTCGTGGTGTGCTGGTAGAGGCCAAGCGCCTGCTCGGCGTAGGTCTCGTAGGTGTCGAGCGCGGCGAGGATCGCTTCCTGCCAGCGCTCGTCGGCCGTGACGCGCTTGATGTACAGCGGCATCCCGGCGGAGAAGCTTACGTAATCGATCCACGCGCGCCCGGAGACGAGCAGCCCGCATTGGAGCTGGGCGTAGTTCTCGGGCGGCACCGCGTCGGCGAGGATCGTGTGGAGGTGCTTCTTGTGGCGGCGAGACTTGATCTCGATCAGCCCGTCGTCGCCGACCAGGCCGTCCGGCGAGTAGCCGAGGCGATGGCCGTTGATCGTCGCGACCATGAAGCCGAGCTCGTCCACGTCCTGGCCGGTGTGCTCGGCGTACAGGTCGCGGGCGAACGGCTCCTCGTCCTGGCCGCGCTGCATGTCGAACGTGGTGAAGATCGACTCGACAATACCGGTGATCCGCTCAGCGAGCAGCGTCTCCATCACGGCACGGGCGGTCTCCGACTTCGACACCTGCACCTTCGCCGGGGTGATCAGCTGCCCGACCACGGACGCAGTCAGGATCCCGGCACGCACCTGTAGCCACTCGTCCGAGCCCTGCTCTAGCTCGCCGTAGATTGCGAGGCTCATCGCTTCACCCCGGCGGATTCCCAGAGGTCGAATCGCTCGCGCCAGCCATGGAGGGTTGCACGCTCGCCGTTGACGCTGACGGCGGTGTCGACGCGGGTCATGCGGACCCATGGCTGGGTGCGTGCAATGTCAGCGTTGCACACCTTGTCGATGGTGGATTGGTTGATGAGGGCGGGTGTCATGTCTTTACCTTTCGTTCGCGGTCTACCGCGCCGACTGCGCGGTTAGCGGTGGGGTCCCGATAGGTGGGTTTCCCGCGTCTAGGTCGCACGTATGCGGCGCGGTAGGGGTTGTTGCGGTCCGGTGTGCGGGGCTCGGGCTCCGGGTCGTCGAGGGCGGCAAGGAGACGCGCGAGACGATCAGTCATCGCTTCGGTCCCCATTTGATCCACGCGGCGGTGACGCAGAGCGCCGCGCCGATCCCGATGGCGGCATACGTGGCGAGGATGCCGAGAATTGCGATGAGGTCCATGAGGGTGCTGGTCATGCTGCTGCCCCTTCGCGCGACATCCACTCGTCCAGGTCTTGGACGCGGATGACGTACTTCCGTCCGATGAGGCGGGCGGGGAGGACATTGCCCTCGGTGCGCTTGATGGCCTTGCGGAGGTAGTCCTCGGAGAGAGGGACGATGCTGGTGGCTTCGCTGATCGTGGCCCACTGCGTAGTGGTGGTGTTCATCGGGTGACCTCCCAGACGGTGGATGCCCAGCCGGACGGCATGCGGACGCAGATCACTTCGCCGCCCTGCTCGTGCTCATGCACGAGTCCGGCGTCGACAAGTTCGGCACGTGCGGTGCGGAGGCGTTGCGGGGACTTCGGCCGCATGAGGCCCTTCTGCACGTAGGCGTCGTGGAGGATCTGGATGCCGTGGTCGTGGAGCGGCCCGTGCTCGGTGAGGATCTTCAGCACGTCCTCCCGGGCCGTCGACCGGCGTGCGACAGTCGCGGCATCATGCGAGGTGTGCGGGTCGGTGAGCCTGGCCCGCATCTGGTCGTGGATCGGCGTGACAGTCATCGCTGAGCCTCCTCCTTCCTGTGTGTGGGGGTGCGGCGGCTGGGGGTCCACAGCGCCTTGTGGAACTCGACGCGGCGAGGGGTGCCGCGATGCGTCGGACGACGGGACATGGGGCCTCCAAAAAGGGGTATGAGAAAGCCCCGCCACCAAGCAGGTGACGGGGCAGGAATGACGGGGGTTCAGATCTGGTCGAGCGCCTCACCGAGCGCCTCATGCAGGGCGCGGGCCTCAGCCGGGGTGAGACGCCACGAGTACGCGCCGGGCGGGATCGTGTTGTGGACGTCGAGGTCGACGGCGACCGCGCCCATCGGGCCGTCGGTGATGGCGCGGGCGTCCCCGTTGATGGGGAAGTCGAGGGGCCACAGGACCTGGCGGGGTTCGGTAGTCGTCATGCCGCGACCTCCAGCTGGCCGGTGCGGAAGCGGCGGAACAGCATGTCCAGGCCCTTGCCGGTGATGCGGACCTGCGGTGCGGAGGACTCGCGGCGCTCACCGGTGGTCTGGTCGGTGAAGATCCGTGCCTTGGTGACGAATAGGCCCTGTTCGATGTAGCGCTGGTAGGCGTGGGGTCGGCGCTTGGCGTCGCGGTAGAGGTAGCCCCAGTCGACGAGGAGGCGCACGAGGCGCTTCTGGCCGATGCTGATGACGCCCTGTTCGAAGAGGACCTTGGCGGCTTCTTCGTAGGACCAGGAACCGGCGGAGGAGACGATCTGGTCCCAGGCGTCAGCCTTGGGCTGCTGTTCGGCGACGGTGGCTTCGAGTGCCTTGATGGTGCGGTTTGCTTCGAGGACGGCGCGGGCCAAGAGTTCGGGGCCGGTGAGTTCGCGCGGGGTGCCGTAGGTGCCGGTCTTCCGGATGGTGGGGAGCACCTCGGTGGTGACCCAGCGGCGGAACGGCTTCGCGGACGGGTTGTTGGATCGGAGGAGCACCGTGTACAGCCCTGCTTCATTGACGGTGGTCATCTGCTGCTCACCAGAGGGGGTGCGCACAACGTGCGCGCCCCTGTCTTCGGGGTCGAGCATGCGCGCAAGGTCCCTGCCTCGCGTGCCGAGAACCAGACCGACGTCGGCCAGGACGAACCATGGCTCGCCATGGTCGTCGGTGATGGTGCGTACGTTATGCCCCTCGTAAGCGAAGGGTGTAAGTTCGTGCATGACAGAACCTCCGATTCTGTTGTCAACTGCGTTCGCCCCGGTCCCTCGCCGGGGCGTTCTGCATTCCTGCGTGCCCTGCCACCTCGCGAGGGTGGGTGCCCGGCTGGCCGGGTCAGGGCGGGTGCACGACGGGACCTACCGTCGTGACTCCCAGCACGGCTCGCCGTTTCCTGCCAGAGGTGTGCACCTCCCCGCCTGCTCGGGGCCTCTCGTGGCGTGTAGCACGGCCCTATCAGGGGTAGAGCAGTCGTGCCGTATCGCTTGCCGTGGGGATATGAAGTTGTCAAACAGCTGGCGGACACCGTCACTGCCTCTCGGCAGGTCAGGGCCTAGTGACTGGCCGATTAGGCGGTCTGCCTGGCGTAGCGCGACACACTAAACACCTGGGTGGCGAACAGTGAGCCGTTGGGCATATCAAGCGACTCCTCGATGGCGTCCGCTACCTCCACGCTGGTGGTGTTGCGGGTGGCCATGTTGGCGTTGCGGAGATGTCCGATCTGAGCGCGGGAGACGTTGATGTCCCGGCGCTCCTTCGCGGTGCGCGCCTTGCGGCGCAGACGGAACGTCACCTCATCGGCCAGGGAGGCGTTCGAGAATCCGCGGCGCTTCATCGTGGATGCGAGCAGAGTCTTGTCTCGGACGACTGCCCGCTGGTCCAGTACCTCGATCATCATGTCCACCCCTCCTTCCTGATGTGTGGTGGTGAGCGCTACGCTACACGCCTGTAGCCAAGCGCGCAACACTACACAGGCAACTATTTTTGTCTGGCCTGGTCAGAGACAAATAACAGCGGTGAAAGTTGTAGCCGTAGCGGCTACCCTTGGGCTGGACTGTGTCTCCGTACGACGACAAGGTGTGCCTCGTGAGCGAGAACAACGATTACCTCCGCCCCTGGGCATCCGACATGCTCAAGGTCGGGGCAATCGACAACCGGGGCAACCCGTCCGAACGGGCGCTGGCGAAGATCGCCGGAGTCTCCAACGCGACGGTGTCCCGGGCCTTGAAGGGCCTGCAGACCCCTGGCGCGCCGACGGTCGAGAAGATCGCCCGTGCACTGGAGGTCACGCCTGATGAGGTGTGGCGACGGCTCGGAGCGGAACGGGATCAGATGGACCCGTACGAGCCTCCGTCGGAGTCCGCGTTTCTCACTCACCGCGAGCGGAAGCTCGTGACCGAGATGATTCGCGTACTCGTGGAGGGCCGCCATGTCCAGCCTGCTGCAGAACCCAGCACCATCGAACAGAACGACGCTTTGGCGGATCGCGCTGTCTCTGATGGCGCAACAACTCTCCCGGACTTCTATGGCCTCGCGGCGTCCCGTGGTGAGCGGGCGATGGACCGCCTCGACCGCGAAGCGGACGGGCTGGGTGAGGAGTCGCAGGAGCCGGGGGGAGGTGCAGCTCCGTGAGCACATCGATCGACCGGCTATTCAATGGTCGCCCTCTACCGAAGTTCCCCGTCCCCGATGGGTTCGCAGACATGAAGGGCGTCGAGGTCTTCGTGGATGAGACGGGGGACCGCGGATGGACAAGCGATTCAAGCCCGTGGTTCGGGATGTGCGCGGTAATGATCCCGCAGGAGTCGGTCCCCCAGATGAGGGCCACTGTCCGAGGACTGCGGGCGGAAATCGGCACAACCAAGCCCCTGCACTGGGTTGAGCACTTTCGCAAGCCCGCACACGAGGGGCGGCGAGATATGGCCTCCCGCATGGTTGCGGCGATACCTGATGTGAAGGTGGTTTATGTCGTCGCCGACAAGGCAACGATGGTGGCCTCGGAAGAGCTCCGCCGAAACGGCGCTCTGTTCTATCACTGGACCATGAGGCTGCTGCTGGAGCGCGTGGCGAACGCCCTTGCGGAGTGGGATGGCGGGGCGCGGCGAGGTGTGGTCAAGCTTGGTGCAGTGAAGGGGATGGACCACGGTGAGAGTGTCAGGTATCTAGCTAATGTGCGACGTCAGGAGCATGCCTGGGATACCCCATGGAAATTCATGGCATGGCCACCAAAATGGGTTGGGACGAACGAATACGACGGTGTGCAGGTCGCTGACCTTTACCTAGGCATGCTCCGGTGGGCTATCGAGCGAGGCTCCGATGATCCGAATGAAGCGCGGCATGTCCTTCGCCATTGGCATCAGCTCAGATGCAGTAGTAGGGGAGGAATTATGGGGTACGGCGTGAAGGTTCATGGCGACACGTCGTTCTTGACCTCGCGTGACTGGTGGGTGTCAACGAACTAGCCCCTGAGGAGAGGTCCGGGGGCCACTGCCCACCTCGGCGGGTGGGAGGATCCGGTTGCCCGGCTCCGGCCTTGTCCGGCACCTCTCCTCAGAGGCTAGTGCGCTTCGACCCCCAGCCCTAGCGCTCCGATCGGAGGCACGCGCACCATACGGCGACTATTCGAGACCGGGGGTCTCGGTGCCTCCATCTTGCCCTAGCAAGGCCTGCTCTGTCCAACACTTTCCAGCACTCCCCAGTGGTTCCCAGCACTAGCCAGCATCTCCCCTGATCTGTCAGACCCTGCCCACATGATGCTGGGCATGGTTCATCCGTGGCGGGTCTTCAGGGACGAATGGCCGCGCGTCCACTTGCGCACAGCTTCGCTGCCGGGTGATCTGCACGCCGTCACTGACGGGAGGGTGGTGTGGATGCATGATCGTCTGCTGCAGGCGGAACGCAGGTGCGCGATCATGCACGAGATGGTGCATCTCGAACGGGGGGACACGGGGGAGTGCACGCCTGCTACCGAGGCGGCGATTGATCGTGAGGTGGCACGCCGCCTGGTGCCGCTCGCGGCCCTGCAGGACGCTCTGGCGTGGTCTGATGATCTGCACGAGGTTGCGGATGAGCTCTGGGTGACGCCCCGGATTGTGGAGGCGCGGATCGCGTCTCTGCGGCCCGCTGAGGTTGCGACTATCGCGCAGCTCATCGCTGACACTCGTGGGGCGTGACGTCAGGCCCCGAGCTGCAGTGCCTCCGCTACCCCGTCGAGGGCCTGCCTGAGCATGGTGACGTCGGTGTGCATGTAGGCGCGGGACGAGATGATGCTGGAGTGCCCCAGGATCGCCGTAATCACCTCGGGTGGGACACGGAGTGCCAGGAGGAGTGTCGCGGTGGTGTGGCGGGCCTCGTGAAGCTTGTAGGGCCGTCCGGACGGGTGCGTGATCCCCGCGTCTGCCTGCAAGGCGATCCACTCGGCAGTGTCGGTCTTTTCGTCCCGCTCCACGAGATCGTCGGTCCACACGAATCTCGCATCCGGTGCGAGGGCGCGGCGCTCCCGTAGTGCGGTCACCATCCACGGGACCAGCGGGATGATGCGCCGCCCGGAGCGGGTCTTGGGGCGCACGAGATGCCACCGGCCACGGATCTGCTCATGCTCATACCCGGCCGGGACACGGAACCGGCGCTCCGGGCAGTCCGCACCCCGCTTCCCCCCACAGGTCCCGTCGCAGCCGTGCGCGTAGGGGAGGGGTTTCAGCTGCCAGGACACATCGACGGTGCCGGCGTCGAGGTCCACGGCATCCCATGTGAGGCCCATGCACTCCGCTTGCCGCATGCCCTGCAGCAGGGCAGCGGCCCACCGTGACCTCATAGTGTCGGGTGCGGCCCGCAGCAGGGCAGTCGCGTCCTCGAGTGGGATGGAGGTGCGGTCCACCTCCCCGCGGCGGGGGTGCGGGGTGGCGAGCGCCGGGGCAGGTACATGATGGCCTTCCTGGACGGCGGCGGCGAGGATGTGGAGTGTGACAGCGTGGATGCGGGTGATGGTGGTGTCCGCGCGCCCCGCCTTCCGTGCCGCGCCCGTGACTTTGCGGACGTGCGCGGGGGAGAGGTCGGTGAGGCGGGTCTTCCCGATCTGGGGGACGATCCACTGCCGGACCGCTGACCGGTCTGCGATGTAGGTGGACGGGGCGACCTGCTGCTCGTGCATGGTCAGCCATTCGTCGGTCCACGCCTTCACGGTGGTGCGGGTGTTGAGGCCGACGTCATCCTTGAGGTTCTCTTTGAGGGTGGCGAGCTTCTTCTCGGTCTCGCGCTTGGTCTTGCCGGAGACGGACTTGTAGCGGCGTGTGCCGTTGGCGGTGTAACCGACGTCGAGTCGTCCGATCCAGCGGCCATCCTTGCGCTGGTAGACGGTGCCCGTGTAGACGGGTCTGCGCTGCGCCACGAGGTGCCTCCGATTGTGTTCATCTGTGTGTTCACGCCCAGCATATGCCAGGCGTATGCACTACCCGTGTTCGTGCAGGTCATACGGTGAATCGGCTATCTGTCACGCTATCACACCCATTCACTCGTAATGAATAGGTCGCGGGTTCGATTCCCGCAGGCGGCTCCGCAGGTCAGACCCCGTTTTCCTCCGTGGAAAGCGGGGTCTTTGCTGCAGTGGCGCCTGGCCTCTGCGGATCTGCGCTGCGGGTCTGTACCCGGCCTTCCCGATGCGACGAGCGATCGGCCGGTATCCACGCAGCGGTGCTCACTCTCCTTCCGGTCCGGGCGGCACGGCGAGCCCGCGCTCGAAGGCGGTCAGGGCGATCTGCAGCCGTGAGGTGCACTCCAGCTTGGTCATGAGCGAGGAGACGTGGGATTTCACCGTCGACTCGGACAGCGACAGCGCCCGCGCGATCCCGGCATTGGACTCTGCCGCGCACAGCAGTGCGAGCACATCGGCCTCGCGTTCAGTGAGCCCCAGCTCGGCGAGCTCCGCGGGATCCGTCCGGGTGGGCGCCGGGTGCGTCGGCGCGAGGGGCTGGGCGGTCAGCCGCGCCGCCAGATCCGGGGTGAGCACCGTGCCCGCATGCGCCCCCGCGGCCCGCACCGCCGCCGCGAGAGCGGAGGGACTGGTGGACTTCAGCAGGTAGCCGCTCGCACCCGCGGAGATCGCCTCCCCGACCTGCTCCTCATCCCCGAACGTGGTCAGCATGACCACAGCCGTGCCGTGGTGCCGCGAGCGCACCAGACGCGTCGCGTCGATCCCGTTCATGCCCGGCAGGCCGTGGTCCATGAGCACCACATCCACCGCCTGCTCGTCCAGCAGACGCAGCGCCTCCTCGGCGGTTCCGGCGCTCGCGGTCACCGCCAGATCCTCTTCACGGTCGATATAGCTGCCCAGCGCCTCCCGCACGATCGGGTCATCGTCGCAGATCAGCACCGTCGTCGGTTCTGCGGTCAT